CGCGAGTCATAATTGAATTAAGTTCCATATCTGTCATATTCTGACATTCATCTACAACGATAATAGAATCATCTAGAGTAATGCCTCTGACAAACGACGTAATTAAAAACTTTACTGCACCTTGTTCTGTCAATCTTTGATACGCATCGCTACGACCAAAAAGATCTTCACAAATTCCGATATAAGGTTCAGTATATACTTCTGTTTTTTCTTTTTCATCTCCCGGTAGATGTCCGATTTCTCTGCTAGGAACAGCTGATCGAACGATTATTACTTGTCGATATGGATTTGATTTATCTAATACTTCCTCCAATGCGTGATAGAGTGCTATGAATGTTTTTCCTGTCCCGGCTACTCCATGAAGCAACATGATTTTGGAATTATCATATGCATCAAATACTCGCCGCTGGTTGTCTGTCAATGGATCAATTGTTTTCATATCATCTATTCTCATCTTTAGTTTGTTGTTAACAACTAAATTGAGCGGTGGATGAGTTGGCTGCAATTGAAGATTATTTTTAGACTTGGCCATGTATACCCTCTTAAGAAAAAGAAAGGACACTAGCTACCGTGCTATTGTCCCCCCAGGTAAAAATTGAATTGAAACATTTTATCGTCTACTTAATTTGTCTGCCAAGTTACTCTTATAATTTTGAGAGTGTATCTTAGACAAGACTTCTTTAAAACCACCATCAGGTTGAGTAATCCCGAGACGAACGGGATCACCTAGTGCAGGAGCACCGGTGATGATGTTTTCGTGATTTGTTGATTTGCAATTTGTGCATTGCTGTTCTGGGCGCGCTGCGTAACGACATAACACGTCGAATACTGTATCACAATCGTTGCATTTTAATGTATAACTAGGCATATGTAAACCATTCAGGTATTTGTCGTTTTTTCCAGGCTGCTAGATGCTGCTTTGCACCTAGGTAATAATTTATATATGATCTGACGGAATTACCGGATACCTTATACTCATCTGGCATTGCAGGTGTAGGTTCAGTAAATCCTACACCTTTTGGGATATTAGTAGGTGGCTTATACAATGCATCTACTAATCGAGCAGTTGCGTGTGTTCTACCATATCGATATGTGTATTCGTCTAATACTGCAATGAATAGCTTATATAGCCATTCATAATTTTCATAGGATTGTCTTACCCAAATCGCTGAAGGATGATTAGTATGAGTAGAACGGTACAAAGTATATTCACGCTCATCGGAAATAACATACCTGGTTTGTTTTCGATTAGTTTTACTGACACCCACAGATTGAACACCATCAAGAACACGATGAGCAGTAGAAAGAAGTTGAGCATATTCGAGTATCATTTTAACGACGTGTTTATCGTTGTGCAATTCAGCGCACTTTTTAGGATCATGGTGTAAATAAAAAATATTCATATATATGTATCAATATTAGAACCTCTTTGATAACTCTCAAATTGTTTCTTTTGCCTAAGACTTTCATACTCTCGTATTTTTTCGATTTCTTTCATTAATTGAATTGCAAGAATGCGCCGGGCTTGTTCCGTAGCTTCTTTTAGTTTTTCGTTTTCGAATCTTTCAAGTTTACGAGTATATTCAATTATTCCATATTTTCTATTATATAGATTATTAGTTATTTCCGTACTTGTTATTTTACTCATTTTATTTTTTTACTAGTATCTGCTACATCTTTATCTTCACGCATTTCAATAAATGTAGGCAAGAATAGACGTTCTACGCCGTCTCCTCGATCTTTAATGCGTGCGTTATATTTAACAGTTACGACTTTTCCAAGTACAGCTTGTTTGGTAAATTCTTTACGTTGTTCATCTGAATATCCAGATCCAACATTAACTTGAATTAATCCGTCAGATGATTCGCAAACTAGTGCTCCCAATCTGCCGACATTTTTGCCAGTACCTTCTTCCCAATCAACAACCACAAGATCGCATTCCAATTCACCTTTGAATTTAATTTGCTCCTTAGAACGTTTATCTTCCCAGATGTTTGTTTTAGATTTGAGTATAGTCCCTTCTTGGCCGTCTGCTAAGAATTTCTCAAAAATCGTTTGTGCTTCAAATTGATTATCTACTTCTTTAGTCCAAACACAATCAATTAATGCGCCTAATGCTTTATTAGATGTTTTTAGATTAACAACACGTTTAACTAAAGATTGTAACCGATCTTCGTACGGTGTGACAAATTTACCAATTTTAAAATTATCATATGGAATGGCATCCCATAATGTTACACGAACAGAACTTGCTTCTGTTTCTGACATTGTACCTTTAACACCTTTGCTTAAGATACCATTGCCTGTTTTACGATCAAGAGGTTTACCTGCAGAATCTACAACTAATAGCTCACCATCAAAAACATAATTGGCACCGTAATAAGAAGCCAATTTGAGTAAAGCATCGCTAAATAGCTTACTTGGAATATTAAGTTCTTTACCATTGCGGCTCCTGTATTCTATTGTGCCATTTCGGACGATTGCGTTAAAACGCATGCCATCTAATTTTAACTGACAATATGCCGGGAATTTAATTTTGTCGACAAGCTTTTGGTCGAATCCAGAAGCCAACATAACCGGGTATGTTGAGATAAGCTTGGGCCAGATTTTATTTGCGGTTGCTTCACTGACTCCACAACGAAGGTCTTGCTTGATGATACGCTCAATAACGCTGGCATCTTTTTCATTCACTGACTCCAATACAAAGGTTAGATGTTCAATTGCTGCATTGCCCGTCACATTGCGGGTTGCAAATTCATTAAGGAGTTCTTGCATAGCCCAAGTTAAAGATTGTTTACCTTTAGCTTGTTTGGTGTATGCTGGAATTTTACGAATATAATAACTGATAAGAGGATCTAGCGCAATTCGAAACGCTTCTTTTAGGTCAGCATTATTCTTATTGGTTGTAAGAATAGCTTCTTTGACCAATCGAGAATTGTCGGATGCGAGTTGATCTAAAATATCATATACCGTTGTCATAATAACCTTTCTTCATATGCTTTATTATAACATCTTTTTTGATAAGTGTCAAGCATAAAAGTGCTCATTTTTTAAGCAAATGGTCGCATTTCGGTGTTGATTTTATAAGTAATACTTGTATACTTATGAGGAGTATCTTCAATCGTTTGTTTGGCTTTTTCTAATTTTTGAATATCGTCATAAACACCGATAATATCTTGTTTTCGAGTACGACCAATAGTGTCGCGCCATTCAGCTTCTAAAATATACAAAGTTTTCATATTATGCAGACATTCTTGTAGAATTTGTAATGGTCTCATACATTGTTTCAAATTCTTCATGTTCTTCAATTTCTTTGGTAAAATTTTGTTTGTGATATACCTTAGCCATACGACGAAATGTCTTTTTGCTAAGTTCTAGATTGTCACATAACTCTTTAATTGCTTCTCGTTGAAACTCACGTTCACCTTCAGTACGAGTCATACTTGCTGAAAGTTCTTTCATACAATCAAGAATTGCTTTACGATCCGTTGGACTGGATGGGATACCTGCCATAATTTATTTCCTTTCAATATCATCTTCAATACAATTGTCGCCATACTGGATTTCGACAATCTTCAATGGTGACTCAGTTTCATTACAAAGCTGATGCCACTCTGTTTTACCAATATGGAGATTTTCAAATTTATTGAATATTCCAATTAGTTCAACATCTGTGCTGCGATTTAATGTATAAACCGTAGCTGTTCCTTCTGATACAAACCAATGCTCACCGCGATCTTTATGTCGTTGCATACTTAAACATTTGCCAGGATCAACAGTTAATTCTTTTACTTTAACATCTTTACCTTGTTCATGTAGTACACGATAGTAGCCCCACTGCCGTTCTGTCTTAGGTGCTTTCCATTCTTGTAATATCCATGAACTAGAATTCATTTTGTTTTCGCCACCAACGCCAAACGCAAAAACTAAATTATCATCTTTAATATCCATCTCGGGAATATTTTCCTGAGTACGATCTCCGCCATTTGCAAAAACAATTTGATCATTGGGATATAATGCTCGCAAATCTCGAATAGCTTCTTTAGCTGATCCATCTCGATCATTAAAAAATATTGTACGATCTACCATGCTCAAATTTTTAACAATGCCATTACGCTCTTGTTCAGGCATGAACGGTGCACCTTTTTTACGACTAAGCCATGAATCTGAATTTATTCCAACAACTAATAAATCACCTAATTTTTTAGCTGACTTGAAATATTCAATATGCCCAGAATGTAGGGGATCAAACCCTCCGGTTACTAAAACTATTTTTCTCATTATCGCCTCATTGTAGAAATTTCTTTTGCCTCGTCATCACTAAAGATGGGGACAGCATTAGACTTGTGCATTGTACCAATACCTAGAACCTTTGTTCCAGTATACACCGGTGCTGGCTTGCTAGAAACTGCACCTGTTATTTTATCGTTTAAACTTTTAATATTTTTATTTGTAATGCCTCGAGGGTTAGAAGATACCGGAGGAATATACGCATCTGCTTCCATAGCTCGTTTACGCTTTTTATCCTCATCTGCAATACCCCATTTCTTCTGCATAAGCTTCCATTCTTCTGCTAAAGCTCTAGCATTACGTGCCTGTTCAGCACTTTGAAATTTAACTTTTGATTTCTTTTTTCCGGTTGTAGATAACCAGGGTCCAACGATGTGCATTGTCATATTAAATCTCCCATACTATATTATAACATCTTTTTCAATACTTGTCAAATGCTCGATATTTATGGTGGTTTACCGTTCTACTGTCATACATTGGATCATCTGGCATATCATCCGAAACTAACCAATTACTTACGACTGGTTCGGGTTCGTCTCGTTTGAAGAACCTAGTCAATCTTTCAAAGAGACTGCGGCTTTTTTTGCTTTTGGTTCTTTCTTAAGAACTGGGATAATATCCACAATAGTTTTTGGTTTTGCAGGGGGAAGAATATTGGGAAATGCTTCTCTAACTAAATCTTCTGTAAGCGTCTTATATCTAGTTTCAAGAGCTTTGTCTTTTGCTAAACATATTACTTCAGACTCGGTCCAATGGATACCTTCAAGCATTTGAACAAACAATTGTTCTTTTTTAATTTTGGATAGGTTAATATTTGGTTCTAGCCAAATATACATACGTCTAAATTCTGCATACAGGTTTGTTTCGGAATATCCAATTGGAATTTTCTCATCTTTCTTGAATGGTGGCTCACCCTCTGGTAAATCTAATTTAACATCTGGGTTAAAATTGATTTGTAGAACACCCTCAAGCTGTGGGCTATGGTATGATCGTAATACAGCAATCTTTTTATCTTTGCCGTTTGTTTTTTCGACTTCCTCGAAAATTTGTGGTATAGTTGTTCGCATCAGAACTCCTCAATTAATTCCAACATATTCTTCATTTTATGCTCAATGAAAAAGTTCAAAAGCATACTCTTGTTTTTATCAGGCTGACCTGTGTAATTATTTATAATAGAATTTTTAATCTCTTCTGGGATGCAGGTAAAGTCAACCAATTTGCGATTACGTTCAAATCGAGTTTTAAATTCATCATCTTGTGGCATAAGCGTTGCATCTTTGTACCAAGCTTCTAATTTTTTAGTTGTGATTGGTTTTTGTCTTTCACCCGCAACAATACTGTCATCTGCAGATAATACGTTAGGTACTCCGTCACCCTTATCGCCTTTAATAGTATGTTCAAAGATATATTGTTTAGGTGACATCTCAGGTTTAACATATTTCTTTTGTACTGGAGAAAATTGTTTTACATTCTTAAACTTTTGAAGTTGAATAAAATCATGATCGCCCGATACAATTAAAAAGGGTTTCGGATCATCTTCAAATACACCGCCACCGGCAAAATCATTTGTTTGAGACCACTCTGCTAATACTGCAATAACGTCATCTGCTTCTGCACCGTCGACGTTAACAACTTTATAAGGGAAAAACTTATCAATCTCATTTCTGATTAGATCAAGAGCTTCAAAGATTGTTTTCCAATCTAGACCAGAATCCTCACGAGCTTTTTTACGCCCAGCCTTATAATATTGGAATTCTTGTCTCCTCCAATAATTTCTATTGTCTACGGCAATGACTAACTGCCCATATTCTTTTCCGAATTTTTGTTTGTAGCCTCGAATAGAATTCAAAATCATGTGACGCAATAGAGGCACCTGTATTTCAATATCTTTTCTACC